CACCCTGCAGTCCTTGCGATCCAGTATAGCCAATTAAACCTTGCGCACCCTGCAGACCTTGCGAACCGGTATAGCCTAGGGCGCCTTGTACCCCTTGCGTACCTTGTGCACCTTGCAGGCCCTGTGATCCGGTGTAACCGATTGCACCCTGCTGTCCTTGAGCTCCTTGTAGCCCTTGCGATCCAGTGTATCCAATAGCACCTTGGGCTCCTTGTGCTCCCTGAGCGCCGACAGCACCTTGTGCTCCCTGTGCGCCCTGTGCGCCTTGGACACCCTGGGCTCCTTGTAGCCCCTGCGAGCCGGTATAACCTAATGCGCCCTGAGCACCTTGAACGCCCTGAGCACCAACAGCGCCTTGAACGCCCTGGGCACCTTGTAGCCCTTGTGAACCTGTATACCCGATAGGGCCTTGCGCGCCGATAGAGCCCTGCGCACCTACAGCACCTTGTACACCCTGTGCGCCTTGAAGCCCCTGCGAACCGACATAACCAGTTGCACCCTGAACGCCTTGTGTACCCTGGGCTCCCTGCAGACCTTGGGAACCAACATAGCCTGTTGCACCCTGAACGCCCTGTGCGCCTACCGCGCCTTGAACACCCTGAGCTCCTGCTGCCCCTTGAATACCCTGCGGACCTTGAGCACCTGTCGAGCCGGTATAGCCTACAATGAGACCTACATCGTTCCAGGAATCACCATCCCATACCCATAGATGCCCGGTATCCTGAGTGATGTAACCATCACCGATTTCACCGGTATAAGAGCTGGGATAGCCTGGTAGGTTTGTAAATGTTGAAACAGAGCCTTCAATATTGACAGATGTACCAGCAGCGCCTGTAGCACCTTGTACACCCTGAGCGCCCTGAAGCCCTTGCGAACCGACATATCCTGTAGGACCGATAGAACCTTGTACACCCTGCAGACCTTGCGAGCCTGTATATCCAGTTGCACCCTGAACGCCTTGCGCACCCTGCGCACCTTGAACGCCTTGGGCGCCTTGCTGTCCTTGTAGACCTTGGGATCCAGTATAACCGGTTGCGCCTTGCGCTCCCTGAAGCCCCTGTGAGCCGGTATATCCTAGAGCGCCTTGTTGTCCCTGTAGACCCTGGGAGCCAGTATAGCCTAGAGCGCCCTGCTGACCTTGAAGCCCCTGCGAACCGGTATAGCCTAGCGCGCCTTGCTGCCCCTGTAGACCCTGCGAACCGGTATAACCGGTAGCACCCTGCACACCTTGAGTCCCTTGAGCGCCTTGAAGCCCTTGTGAACCAACGTAACCGGTTGCACCTTGAGCGCCTTGCGCACCAACAACACCTTGAGCGCCTTGAGCGCCTTGGAGCCCCTGCGATCCATCGTAACCAGTTAGACCGATAGCACCTTGCGCGCCTTGGGCACCTTGTGCACCTTGTACGCCCTGAGCGCCTTGAAGCCCTTGTGAGCCGGTGTAACCAATTGCGCCTTGAACACCCTGAGGGCCGGTAGGGCCGAGAGCACCTTGCGCACCTTGTGCACCTACTACACCCTGAACGCCTTGCGCACCTTGGGCGCCTTGCGAACCAGTGTATCCTGTAGCACCAATAGATCCTTGAGCGCCTATTGTACCTTGCGCACCCTGTTGACCCTGCGCACCTTGCGAGCCCGTGTAACCTGTAGCACCCTGAACACCCTGAGCGCCTTGCGCACCCTGAACACCCTGAGCGCCTTGCGCTCCCTGCAGCCCTTGTGATCCGGTATATCCAATAGGTCCTTGTACACCTTGAGGACCTGTGGCGCCTTGACGACCTTGAGCACCTTGCTGCCCTTGAGCGCCCTGTGAGCCGGTATAACCAGCTGCTCCTTGCGCACCTTGAGGTCCCTGAGAGCCAGCATAACCTATACCGATCGAGCCAGTATAACCGAACGCGCCTGACGAGCCAACAAATCCTTGAGATCCAACATAGCCTGTGAATCCGCGCGATCCAGCATATCCTACAGCACCAGTAGACCCTGCATAACCTACAGAGCCTACATAACCATCTTTACCGTCTGTAACTGTAGGATCAGCGAATAGAACCCACTGTGTGGATGTACCATCGTTGTATTGGAAGTATGATTTACCAGTCTCACTGTCATACCAGATCATACCATCGTATGAAGAAACCGGGGCTGTATTGCTTGGTGTAACTGTACCTGTTGAACCTACATAGCCTGTTGAGCCGGTATATCCAAATGATCCGAGATAGCCTGCTGAACCGGTATACCCTAGATCGCCGCGTGAACCATCATACCCGGTATCACCCTTTGACCCAGCATACCCTGTGTCACCCTTTGAACCGTCATAGCCGGTTTCACCCTTAGAGCCGTCATAACCGGTATCGCCCTTTGAGCCGATGTAGCCGGTTGAACCTACATAACCGGTATCACCGCGATCACCTGTAACTAGGAATGAAATAATAGTATTGCTATTGTCATCTAGCGGCGTTGTGACACCAGTAACATAGGCAACAGGAACATCATAGTGGTTGCCGTGATTAGTATGAGAACTTGTAATATTAAAGATAGTATAAACAAGTGTATTTGCTTCACTTGTTACCTTGATTGTACCTTTAATATCTGATGTAGAGTCATCGATTGTTTGAATAAACGATGAAATATCCGTTGCATTTTTATCAAAAATGCTTATACTCATGGTATTAGCTAAGTTCAAGCTCGTATTGTTGAATAATACGAACCCGTTAGCTACTAATTCAGGATCTAGTTCTGTATCAAACTTATAATAGAAAGAAGCGCCGCCGAAGTCACCACGCTCACCTTTAGAGCCTGTATACCCTAGATCACCCTTAGAACCATCGTAGCCTGTATCGCCTCTAGACCCATCATAGCCTGTATCGCCTTTAGAACCGGTATACCCTAGTTCGCCTTGCGAACCGGTATAACCTATATCCCCTATGGAGCCACTGTACCCTATATCCCCGCGTGAGCCTGCGTAACCTGAATCGCCTTTTGAGCCATCATAACCTGTATCGCCGCGTGAACCAGCGTAACCTGTATCGCCTCTTGATCCAGTAAAACCGGTTACGCCTTGAGGACCTTGAGGACCGATGATACCCTGTACACCTTGAGCGCCCTGTTGTCCTTGAGAGCCTGTATAACCTGGTGCACCTTGGACACCTTGCGTCCCCTGAACACCCTGAGCGCCTTGCGCGCCACGCGAACCTGAGTACCCAATTGGACCGATAGAGCCTGTATAGCCGAGAGAGCCGCGCGAACCGTCATAGCCGGTATCGCCGCGTGAACCAGCATAACCGCGAGGACCTTCCACACCACTAGAGGCGGAAACCTCAGCTACATCGCCTTCCGTTGCAACGCCGACTGTAATTTCTGTTCTACTTGTAACGGACCCGATAGTGATGGATTCGCCATCGGAAAGCGTTACAGTCTCGAAATCGGACATTAAGCAACGCCCCCGCTCACGATAACCTTACCTTCAACGATTCTGGTTTTGAAGTTTGTAGCAGAATTTGTTATAGCTACGTCATATACGTAGCGACCAACCTGCATATCAGCTGTCTGATCAGGTGTAAGAGCAATAGTAACTGATCCGTTACTTGCATTAGCAAAAGATGTTTGGAAAGCTACAGCTGTAGAATCAGGCGCTGTGATATCTGCTTTGAACTTAGCGTTCGCGTAATAACCGGTCAGGTTTAGCGGCGCACTATTACTATTGAGCACATTGAATGTTACTTCGAAGCTGGCTTTCTGATTGACAACAAGATTAACTGTAGTAGCGGCAGACATGGTTATTCCCTAGGTTTATTATTTTTATTATTTATGTTATCTCTTGAAAGGTAATTGAACCAAGTGCATCATCACCGTTAGCTGCGCCGGTAGCTACTAACGAAAATACTACCCCTCTATCGCTAGCTAAAAATGAATTTCTCTCCAATTGATAAGCAAACAATCCTTCGCCTGAAAGATTGATTGTAGTGCCCCCAGCACCGGCTGCGATATTAACATAGCCCATCTGTAAGTCTCTACCACCTGAAATAGAGGTAGCAGTAATATCATATTCTACAGAAGACTCAGCTGTATTAACATCCTGCCAGCTGGCACCTGTTAATGTACCACCAGCAACGATCTTATATCTATATCGCGTATTGTTAGATACGCCAAAGAATTCCACGTCTGTTGGAATAACAATAGCGTCAGAGTATGCGTCTCTTACACGAATTGAGATAATGGGAACAAAGGTACCAGCAGTCGGAAGATCCTTTGGCGTTGTAATCGGTATACCGATAGATCTGGATCTTCCTCTTAATTCATAACCACCTTCTGAAATAACAGTAGAGCATACAATCTTGAGAGTAGAGTTGCTGGCTGTAGTACCGACATTCTGAATCTCAGCTCTTACCGGTAAACACGCTGTGGCCATATATGTGGATGTAATAAGATTCGCGTGGTGGAATGAATGGCAGTGAATTAGCTTACCATCAATAACAAATCCACATCTAACAGTACCAAGGCCGAGCCATTCAATATCAAGGAATTGAATTTGAGCTTTCGAAAGATCGAGAGTTTTTCTAGATGGTCCTGTACCATCTAATCTATCCTGCGACCAATTCTGTTGGTAAACTCTAGTTTCTTGAACTCCATTACCACCTGAAGTACTTCTTTCTACCCAGCAAATTCCATTATCATCTTGCTCCAAGAAGATTCCATTGGTAGTGCTAAAGTAACCATATCTCTGTCTGAGATTGGTCTTGTGTGGAGCCATGACATAGGTTTGAAGAATCTGTAATGACTTACCTGGCTGATAAGCAAATACGCGCGAAGATTCTCTATACAGGAAAGAGTTTGCTGTAGTATTAAGAGTACACTCAATTAAACCAGCATTAGCGTTATGTGTCGAAGCAGCGCCAGTAGCAGAATTAGATTGATTGATTCTACCGTTATCTCTGTATTTGTGGAATGAATCAAATAGTGTGAGTGGCTGAGAAGATCTGGCTCTACCGAACGCATCAACAGCCATCCCTGTAGGATTAGATCCGTCGACAGGGTTGCCGTAGATATCGGCAGTCATACCTATTTCATATAGATGAACGTTATGCGGCTGTTTAAATTCGTAACTGTCAGTGCGCCACTGTGCCATATTTTATCCCATTAGCCAAGATCTGAATTTTCTTATATATGATTCCTTGAGACCCATACCCTGGCGTACATGATCGTAAAGTTCCTTAGCATGCTCATGAGATACATGCGAAGGAAGTCCAGACTTAAAAGAGTGATAATTACCTTCTTGAGCATGGCCTCTCATCTTAGAGGCAGACATACCCTCGGTACCTTCTGCGTCAGGATCTCTATGCCCCGCTGAATGAATATTGATAGACTTAAAGTGAAACTCACCACCCTCTTTAGGATCCTTATTATACTTATCAGCAATTTTCTGATATTCAGGTACGCGATCCGAACCTGCAATCATCGTTACGTGCGTATAGCCCTTAGAGTGAAGGTCCTTGAGATGATGAATAAACGATGGCTGTTCCTTTGATGAACCAGAGAAGTTTACTCCCGGAAACATCTTACGAGCATGATGAAGCTTCTGCTCTTGAGAAAGAGGATTCTTCTTAGCGTCCTGTGAATGCGAAAGACGAATGTCGTGATCAGCGTCTTCAGCCTTAGCCTTATTCAGAACAGCATCAATCAGCTTCTGGTGACCTGTTGTAGGAGGGTTCATTCTACCGAAAGCAGTTACAATCTTTTTATCTTTAGCCATCTTTTTCTGCTCCAGGAGCTGGTCTATTAAAGTTAGCAGCTGAGAACTCAGCACGGTCAACAAACTTGGTCGGTCTGTTATTACGGACTACTACGAATCCTTCCGGCTTAGCTTTTTTACCAGCAATATGATGGTCAAACTCAGCATTAGAAGACAATGCATGTGTTAGTGCATCCTTAGCTTTCTGCATATGACTATGCAGCTGTAGAATATTATGGAAGTGATGCTTGTTATCCAGTACATGCTGAAGTGCGCGCTGCATCTCAACAGTCTTAGCTTCCTTTGCTTTAGGTGTTTTAACCTTATCAATGCCCTTCTGATGAGCGTTCTTATAGTGAGCCATAAAGCCCTCTACGTCTGGTGAGGTACCAGTGCGTACAGTTGAGTTGATATAAGTCTTAAGTGGAATTCTATGAGCACTGATAGCATCATGGCCTTCAGCTGGAATCTGACGAGCGACTCGCTGTGCTTCTTTAATATGCTTATTAAAATTTTCTTGATTCTCTTTCTTGTAATCAATCTGAGATAGATCATGCTCTGTAGAGATCAGATGTACGTCTTTATGATTACCGAAATGCGAAAGATCTGGAGCGTATTGCGCTTCCATATCTTCGAGATTATCACCCTTGTAGGCTGTATGAACAGCTACACCAATCTTAGACGCCAAAGCAGCCTTACCCTGAGGGGAAGACTTCTTAGCTGAGTATGTGATTGTGTTTGGAGTGAACGATACCTTATGGCCATGTTCTTGAACATCACCAGCTGTATGCATGATATCACCCTGGTACACACCACGCGGTGGTACTACCTTAGGAAGATGTTTCAATGCATGCTTCAGCTTCTCAACAAGACCAGGGGCATGCCCATGGTTCTTCTCGATATCTTCATCAGTATAATTGAGCTTAGGATTCTTATTAAATACGGACTTGGAAGCTACAAAGAACTTACCTGTCTGTGGATGATGGCCAAAAACAACCGAAGGTGAACCATCATACTTCATAGTAATCTTAGTATCGTTTTCACGTCCACGAAGCTTACGATGAACGTCAAGCAGATTATTCATGGCATGATCAACGCCTTCTTTACCAGCGTTGATTGGATGATCTTCTAGGTGCTCAAGATGTTTGAGTTTCTTCTCATCTGCCTCAGTCATCTCTCTCAGGAAACTAGTAAACTTCTTCATTTAATCCTCTGTACAGAACCATCCGGCTTTACAAACCACGCTTCAAAAGTAACGCCTGGATACTCACTTTGCAGTTCGAGAAACGCTTTGAGGTTTGACATAGCATCATCATATAGGCGTGTTTTAATATAGTTCTTAGTATTTAGGTATTTTCTAAACACGACTTTCTTTGCTTCTGCAGGCGACCCCAGGCCGAGGTTACCGGAGCGCTCAACGTGCATCTGATCAATTGGAATACCGTGATCCCTAAATGTCTGAAGAAACATTTCCTTGTCATCGAAGTCAGCACGAGCAGTAACGATAATAGCACGACTAGCTGCATTATTCTTAGCCTTAACAATCGCCTTGGCTTTTTCAACCATGCGTACTATGGGTGTGGAAGTACGACGAAATACTTCTGCAGAGCGGAATTCACGGAAGTCAAACGACTCGCCCTTCTTCAGCTTGTAGGTATTAAACTCCTGATTATCCAGCATCCGAACAACCTTATCGCCTTTCATAACGGCTACCTTAGCCTTAGTATGAAAGAGCGTCTCATCGATATCAAAGATCGTGAGCGTACCTGAACCTATAAATTCTTTAAAGCGTTTTCTTTCCATATCTTCTTATATCTTATTATGAGAAAAAAGGCAACTGTTAAATTACTGTTATGCCGCCTGTCGGTTTTCCTTTGAGACGGAAGCTCGCCATAACATCTATTGAAACCGGTTTATTAGAGCTGCTCAAACCTCTAGGCTGAATTCTAACTTCAAGATTGGCTGTTAACCCTGATAGCTTATTAATAGTCCTTACACCAAGTATACTCGAGATCTGTTTCATTGTAGCATCATCTACACCCGACTTATCCACATACCAAATCTCATCCTTAATCATCATAATCAACACATGCCCTTTGGCGCGTGTAGTTCTTTTTGACTTATTAAACTTTTTCTTGTAATGGGTTAAGATACCGTCTCCGAGCGATGAATCAGTAATATTCGCAATTTGATAGTTCTTAGTATTGTTTGCAAAAGAAACTAGCGCTGCCCGGCGAAGAGCTTGATCTTTGATCACAGTCATAGACCCTGAACTTATAGTCTTTATATCTTTAGTAGCATATGTTTGAAGATCTTTTAGTAGACGTTTACCATTCGTTATAGCAGTTTGAGTATTATTCATAATGTGGATCAAATCTGCTTTTTCCTCATTATTTTTATCATTTGTGGAGAAAGAATCACCATTAAAAATCCAATCACGCATACTACCCATCTGCGCCGTTGAACTATTTTTATACTCAATATGAAGATCTACTTTACCCATTGGGAGGGAAAGTGTGAAACCGAAGTCAGGAAACCCAGCATCCGCGCCTGCAGGCTCTTGAAAAGTTACAGCGGTGGATCCCAATTTCTTTTTTAAAGCATTATACGCTGCTTCTTCGTCTCTAAACGCTTTATCGCTCGCCATACTTAATACATACCCCTAAACGTTTAATAATAAGGTATTTATACACAAACAAAAAACCCCGCCGAAGCGGGGTCTTTATCATAATTTTAAATTATTTTTAGCTACTCTTACTAGCTCCAATATGATGAACTGCAGATCCAGAATGCGCTAAAGTATGCGTAAACCCATGGCTATCTGTTTTTTGGTAAAATTTGTGATCATCGCTATAGAACGGCGAAGGCTTTTTGATATGTTTATACCCCGCGGCTGTTAAGGCTTTGTGAGTTTCATCTGAACTCTTATGGTGAGACACATTAACGCTCGGAGATGTCATCTGTGTACCACGACCTGTACGCTGTGCATCAGCAACACTACCACCTAGATGCTGGTTTAGATTTTTAAGCTCGTGCTTCACAGCAGTCTTTTCAGTGGCTTCCGTTAACTGCATAGGCGATGTTCGGCTTTGCTCCGAAATAAAAGATGTATACTTATCGATATTTGACATTAATTGACTCCCTAGGATATACGAGATGTATTCTGATCTATTTATAATATCCAAACTGGCGCTTCTCTATTCTTCCACGCATGTAATTTACTCTTACCATATTTATAATAATTACGGTAATTAACCACCGGGTCGTCAGAGATTATGTAACGTTCATCCATTGCAGAAGGAGGCTTAGTCCAATCCCAAGCGCGGAGCCCATGAGGAGGGGATTGGAGTTGATAAAAGCATTTCTCAATCGTTGCATGTCTTTTTCCATATCTAAAGGTATATTCTTGACCAAGGGCGTAAAGATGGTCGACAGCCCAGTTGTAATTTTCGACTGACTCGCGACACCAGACAGCACTGGGATGGTTCCGGTGTGTGCAAGCGTATAGAGTGTCATTGCGGTCGTCGGGCAGGATCCACACATTTTTCTTTTTGACCTTTCCAGTCTCTTTGTGCTGTAAATGCACAATCACTTCTTCACCGTCGATAATACGATGAGCGGTTGATAGCAGCTGCGCCGTCTCGACAATCATCTTAACGACATGCCTGTCTACCATCCATTCAGCGCACTGCCTGGGATCTTCATCTAGATAGAATATATTAATCTTCCGTCTCCCTACGCCAAGCGGCCATGGCACTTCCAATGACCTGATGCATATCATAATAACGATATTCTGATAAACGGCCACCGAAAATTACATTTTTTTCCTGCTTAGCTAGGTCACGATACTTGTTATAGATGGCCTGATTCTTCTCATCGTTGATCGGATAATAAGGAATCTTAGTTCTGTCCCAGGTATCAGGAATCTCACGCGTTACAATTGTGCGATCGGTCTTTTGAGAAGGATCGAAGTGCTTATGTTCAATCGTACGCGTCCAGGGATTGTTCGGCCCGGTATCATTAATGACCGCGATACCCTGGTAGTTATCTGTTTCGTGCCATTCATTCTCAAAACGAAGTGTACGGTACTCTAGTTCACCAAACTTGTAATCAAAGTACTGGTCGATCTTACCTGTATAAACAATCTTACGAGCACATACATTCCAAAGATCTTGATCCATAAAGTAGTCTGTATTAAGACGAACGTCGATACCCTTGACCATATTCTCCATCATCTTACCATAGCCTCCAATCGGAATGCCCTGGTAGCGATCGTTGAAATAGTTATTATCGTATGTGAAGCGCACAGGCAGACGCTTAATGATAAACGCTGGAAGATCCTTTGGATCACGCTGCCATTGCTTCTTGGTATAATGCTTAACAAGCTTCTCGTAGATATCTGGTCCAACGAGAGCAATTGCCTGCTCTTCAAGATTTTCAGGATCATGATTGATACGCGGCTTCTGGCTTTCGATCTTTGCCATAGCTTCTTGAGGTGTAGTAACACCCCACATCTCGTAGAACGTATTCATATTGAAGGGCAGCGAATAAAGCTTACCCTCGTACTGAGCTTTAGGCATCGCTACGAAGTTATTAAACTCGGCGAAGCGATTTACATATTGCCAGATCTTTTCATCATTGCAATGGAAGACATGTGGTCCGTAAACGTGTACTTGAATACCTTCTTGATCTTCTGAGAAGACATTGCCTCCAACGTGATCGCGCTGCTCGATAATAAGACAAGACTTACCGGCATCATGAGCCAACCGCGCAAAAGTCGAGCCAAATAAGCCCGAACCAACAATCAAATAATCATATACCACTTAGTACTTCTCCCTAGCGCTCAAAGGAAAGTCAGGAAAATTCATTGCCAAGATTCCATTATAATGTTGTTGATGTTGGCGTAATATCTAATCTTATTCTCTTGAACGCGCATCTCATCTGCATTCGTAAAGAAGCGCGAATGCCATTCGACTGTGATAAAATTAATGTAATCTTTGAGTACGTCTGTCTCAATCATTTTATCTAGTACGCGATACTCCGCACCTTCGATATCCATCTTTATGATAATAGTATCCTCAGGTGAAAAGTTATCTTTGATAAACTGAGCAAAGTCAATGCACTCAACATCTACTTGACGTTGGAAGTTGTCACGCAATGTACCATTCCAAGGCGACCACTTATCAAGATCGATAATAGATGTGCCTTGACCTGTATCTCCTTCACCGGGGGGCGTTTCAACGTTAATAGTAATAGTTCCGTTATAATCGGCTACTGCTTGATTGTGTGATTTTACCCATGGCACTTCTTTATGAAAGCCGTCCAAGAAGATCTTATGTGTAGTTGGATTAGCTTCAAACGTATGAATAGTCCAAGACTCATCCATCTTAAAACGATCCATAAACATCTTAAGACCCTGCCCGAAATGGGTACCTAGATCTAGAAATACGTTTGCCATTAAAGAATCCTTTTTATTGCTTGATATTCGAACTGATGATCACGCACCCTAGCGTTATCAATATCGAAATGTTTCTTGCAATATACCGGATAAGCTTCTTGCATACAGATACGCATCTCTTCAAACGCTGCTGCTTTATCGTATGTTGATTCAGCTCTACGGGGATGATACATCTGGCGGCAGTGAATAACCATAGCAGGCGCTTCAGCTAACTCACACGCTACTTTATCAAAGCCCCACCCCGTCTTAAATGGATACAAGTCCCAGAACTCAATCATCATCGGAATAAGAGATGTATGATAAACAGGGCACATGATCTCTACGAAGTTTGTCCATGAGAAAATATAGTCAGGCTTATGCTTAAGAATATCGAACCACTCATCAGAATCTTCTGATAGTGACATCTGGAACATCTTAGCACCGCAATTATATGCCATGATAAGAGAATGGTTTAGTGATTCGATATCAACCTGGATATCGTCATCCCAAATACCAATGTACTCATAATCGTTCATGAGCATATCGCGATTCTCACGAATATATTCATGAGCTAGAGGCCATTTAAAGCCCTTCTTATCACTCTTAACATCATACGAATATTCTTCTGGTTGGAAACCTGATTCGTAGTTATAATTAACAATAGACGTTAGATATTCGCGACTGCCACGATCGGTTCGTCGCCAATGGTTCTCTGCATATGGGCCTTCAGTAGGAAGTGCTTGACCTACTGAGCAAAAGATTAGAGACTTTCTCATTTATACCTCGCCAAGATTTCGTTCTTCCACTGAGGCACACGATCATACTGATGTACGATATAGAATGGCTCACCGGTTGAAGTACAAACCAAACCGTCCTTAAGAATAGGTAGAGACTCAGTTACGAACTTACCATAGCGATCTTGAATCTGAGGACCAGTAGTACCTAGCTGCGCCGCCCAGCCATCTTCTGATTTAGCAAAGAGTGTAATTTTATTCCACGGCTTAGAATTAATCAGAATATTATATGCAGCCTGATCGGGCCCGCCTCCGCCTTCGATAAAGTGCGCAGGAGCACCGTCACATAGCAATTTAATCTGCATATACAAGTCGAGCATATGCTCAAATTCACCAGCCATAACGCCGGCGTTTGAGACAATCTTATCGCGGAATGTCTGATAGACCTGAGGGCCAAACGAGCGGAAGAGGTTAAAGTTACCCCAGTCTTCCTGATCGTATTGAATTGATTCGGATGCAGCTACAACCTTAAAAGGAGAATCTGTCTCGATGTTCTTCTCAAGCCACTCAGAAGGATTGCGCTGGAAGATGACATCCTTGACGTCCGTGGATATAATATAGCGATACTTCGTTCCCAGATCACGTAGAACGAACGCCATATGAAGAAAGCGTTCAACGACAACGTTGAAGTTAGGTTTGGTATATTCGAGACGGCGCAGTTCCTCGTTCTGCTCAAACCCGAACACTCTAAATCCACGTCCAGAGAGCTCGTTGGCAACTTCATAGCTGATATTATAACAGAGCATAGCTTTTTCGCCATCGTACCCGGATTTCTCTAGCGAGTTAACCCAAGGCTCGATAGCGTCAAAGTTATACCCAGTAATAGCGCCTATTACTAGATCTTTCATAGTTTATACCTCAATAGCCATATTGCATTTCAAGTCGGCGCTGCAACGTAGTAAAAGCAACGGCCGCACTCACATACTTATCTAGGACGCCTTCACGGAGACTTAGTAGCTCAAAGTCCCCTTCATTGTTATAAGATCCGTACGCGATCTCTTCGCTCGTATGGCGGTCGATAAAAGTATATTCAGTGCGGCCGTTTCTAGTAAAGTCGATATGAAGAGGCATTACAGCCCCAGCGACTTATAGGTAAAACCAAACGGCTTGCCGTTAGCAACATCCTTAACAAGATACTCATGGAACATTTCGAAGTAGTGCGCAGCATCTTCTTCGCCGGCTTCCTTCAACGCTACAACAGCCTGCTGAGCATAGTTAGTTACAGTACGAAGATTAACGTTAGTACCGTCCGAGAGCTGAGGGCGCTTTGCAGAAATCGTAGTCATAATATATCTCCTTATCTAGACTTAATGTATATACTCTTTTAGGTAATAAGGCTAGTGGTTTGTTTGATATATGCCTTAGCAACATCTTCAAACGTCTTAGTGAAAGCAACAACGTGCTTACGATCGATCTTGATAATGGCCTCAGGTCCAGCTGTCAGCATATACGGTACTAGACCAAATCCCTGCTGCGCCATCATAACCAGCAGCGGCTTATTAAGCTCGATATAGTCATCTGTACGCTCATCATGGAGGCGACCGAGAACTTCGTCACCACCAACCATCTTTACAGTGACTACATCATTAAGCTTTGCGGGTGTTTCAATAAGCATATTTTATCCTTTAAAGTAGAGAAATATTTGTGGGATGAATCGAGCGGACCACCCCGTCGTCCCAGAGAACCTTGATAATAATTTCATGGCCGGCATCCCAGTAAACACGATCAAACCCGACAACATGACCGAAGTCGCCTGTGTCTGTGTGACGAACTACGGCGCCCTGTTTAAAATTACCAACTCGCGCCGGAAACCCAATCTGAATTGACATTATGCATACCTCTTATCTAGATCAGATTCCTTAAACGCAGCTACGATATCAACGTAGTGCTCATCCTCAAAATAGCGAAGCATCATACCACGCTCTTTAGCTTCGCGACAGAACGCTTCAACACGCTCCAGTGCTAGTTCGGGATTTTCACGAATCCAGCTCTTGTACATGTGAGAATGAACGATAGAAGCGAGAGGTGAGAAAGGCATTACGCATACTCCAGATATTCATCGATAGCGCACATAGCCATCGCAATTGTCTGATAGTCTTCATCATAAAGACCGTCGCGGTCGAAGATATCAAAACGACCATCATCCATCTTACGGATAGTGAATCCACGATAACGCTTCATTATGCAACTTCCTTTTCTCCACGAGCAATCTGAATATCGATGTCACGGAAGGTAACAACGAACTTCATCATCGCAAGAGCTGTATCAGCCAGACGAACGATCGAGTACTTCGACGGCGACTTTTCGTTGTAATACTCAACGTAGATCCAGTCAATCAGATCATTATTAGCGTTATAGTCCTTCATGATCTTAACGACTACACCGCGAATCGTACCAGCAGCAGATTCGTAGCGAACGCGATCACCAACGAGAACAGTCTTAGGAGCAGTCATTTCGTTCTTCCTTCTCTTCATCCTATACTTACTTATAGGCTCATTTTGAAAATAAGGCAACTGTTATTTTAGAAATAAACAGTCGTAGCGCGACCGTTGATATCGATACCAACGAACGAATCAGCGTAGCAGAACCATACGTCTTGAGCGCATGAGTAATATTCGAAAGCACCATGACCGTTGTCCTTGGCCAGCTGGCCATATTCATCGATCGCCTTGTTGATCTTGGTCAGAGCGATCTTAGCACGACGATCAGAAACCGACTTTTCGTCGTAGGCATTCCAACCAACTTCCTTGTTGCCTTCTTCGACCGAAACGTGGCTCGGCAGAGTGTAGGTACCATTGCAACCGCAAGCGCAACCAGAACGACCGTTGTAAGTCTTACGAACCTGTTCAAAGCTGATCTTCTGCATCTCAATCTTCCTTCTCTTCATCTTATATCTTACATTAGCCTCTTTTTGATAAAAAGGCAACTGTTAATATTCCCGAGTAGAACGAATGTCCTTGAGGTAAGGTGAAACCTGCTTAGCAGAGTACGACTTACCGTTCATATCGAAGTGCCAACGGCCATCTTCATGACGGAGGTTGAACTCTTCCTTATGACGGAACGGCGAGAGACCGGCAGACCAAGGCCAACCGGTCTCGAGTTCGAAAGCACCACCGCTGAGGTTAACAACTACTTGCATCTTTATCTCCATTCCTTATACCTTCTTATAGGCTAAAATGGAGAATAATGCAACTGTTATTTTCAGAAAAAGTCTTTATCGTGCTCGTCAGGACGGCCATAATGGAAGCCGTCTTCGTCTTGATAACCTTCTGGTGCGGTCAAGATCATGTAAACCGTACCTGCGATTATCAATAGTACTAAGATAAGAAGCCAGGGCATATTAGCTGTTTTCCTTGATAGGGATGCGCGCAAGAAAGAACGAAGGAGTAAAACCATCGAACCCGCCGCCCATGTTTAGGTGACGAGCAAGCGACTTAGCATCGTTCTTGGTCATATCAGACTTAATCACCTGACGGGTACCTGTCTCAACAACTTCGTGTAGGTAATGGCCACTGACCGGATTTGACTGTGCCCAGTTAACCGGTTTGTCCAGTGGATGGTCCATATTCCAGCGATTGGTATTCTGTACGGCATAGTTCATCATTTATCTTTAATCCTTTTACGAAGTTCAGAAGAAGACAGGTGGTGCTGTCTGGAGTTATAATATACGCGAATACCACGTTCATCGCATATATCCTTACCAGTGAAGTCCTTATTCTTATAGTCTTCACCGATAATTCTGACATCGAAGTGGCGCGACTCTAGAATGAGTCTGACTTCCTCTTCGGTCGTATAAGGGACGATCTCATCGACATACTTGCAGCCCTTAAGCTGAATATATCGCTCGTACATCGTCTGGATGGGTTTGTTCTTCTCTGGACGATCCACAGTAGGATCAGACTGAAGCGCTACAACGAGCCAATCGCATTGCGTCTTGGCTTCTTCGAGCATCATAATGTGGCCTGCGTGGAGGAGATCGAAACTACTGAACACCACACCTACAATCATAGATACACCATCGTCATATTACCTCTTTTAACTTTTTGATATATTGAATTACCATGTTTAAAACCTAAAGCCTCACAAGCATGTTTAATACTATCATATTCGACATTATCAATCAATACCTTTTTATATTTTCCAGGGAAAGGTTTACCACGTCTTTCAGCCATCGCTTCTTTATGACTATTAGTCGCCTTTTCACTTCTCGGCTTAGATTTAAACGATGCAACCCGTTTTGCAATTGTCTCAGGTGATTGTTTCGTACCCTTTTTAGAGTTACCTTTACGTTTGGCTCGGATGCTCTCAATCCATTGTTCTTTTTGCTCTGACGACATTTCAGCGTGCCATTGTTTAATACCATTACTTCTTTTTTGTATAACAGCTTCTTTATTAGGATGTAAAGATGTGGTGTCACCGCCGGTTCCACCCTTTGTAATATTGTAGCCTATATCCCAGTTAGTTGAATCGTAGTGATCGATCCAGTAGCATTCGCGTTCATCAATTATATCAAGACTACAATCTTCTAAAATCTCTTTTACGAAGACTTCTTTACCATACTTTTTTATAGCGTTGTTAAGTATTCTACCTGAGCCAATATAGTTCTTATCGTTGTGCTTTTCTTTACCGATGTAGACCTTACCATTGACAGTGTTTGTCGTTTTATAGATATGTGACATACAATACTCCTTTGCAGAAGTATTTATATTACTTTATCAATGTTTGACCTATTAAACACGAATTATTTTACTTGACATCTATATCATCTGCTAGAATACGCAAGAGATGTGCATATTCTTTTCGGGCTTCTACAGGCATATCTTTCAATTCAAAAGTTGTCTGCCGAAAGTTAAAGTAACCGGTATTACGTGTCTTGTAGACTAAGAGCACCCCTCTATCTACTTCGTCCTTCCTCATGAACGAACCTTCACATAGCTAATTGTATCATAGCCTTTATAGTCAGTAGCCCACTTACCACGTGACCTTTCCTTGAAGCCAATCTTATCTATATTCTGTTTAAAGTACTCGCGGGCTACAGCAGCGATTTCCCAGTCATTCTCGGCTTGAAGTTCAAACTGATCTGTGTGCCATTCTTTATTGAATGTGACCTTATAGGTCTTGAGCTTCTTCTGCTTCTTAAGAAAGCTCTTAACTTCATCACGAGCATTTGGCTTATTGAGGAGCTTATCAAATACCTTCTGATCCACCTTAGCCAGCGGACCCCAAGACTCTTCAGAACGATTAATCACTTCAAACATAACTTAATATACTCCCTTTAAAGAAGGAATGCCACACTTTTGTCACTTAAACCCTTGAAACTTGTCCTTGTCGAACTTACCCGAAGGGGTATTGTCGTACACAGGACTATCATCAACAATATCATCTTGAGCTGACTGCTCAGCATCATAGAGACGCATACGAGGTCTATCAACACCAACCACAAAGCGCTTATACATCTCAGGATCGCTGTAACGATTCTTGAGCTGCTTGACCATGATCTGATTCAGAGCCTTAAGCTCGTCTGTCGCAATCAGAGCAATCATAAAGTCAGCCGTAGCAGGCAGACCAAACGATTCAGAGGTATCAGTCAGACCAACGTCAGAACTATCATACCCGGAACGAGTCGTCTGAGTAGCTGAGATAATCGGAACGTTGAACTCAACAGCCAGGCCGCGCAGCTCTTCAGCAATGGCCTTGATATAGGTATACGAGTTAACGTTAGCGCCCTGCTTCAAACGAGACGACATACAGATATTGAGATAGTCAATAAAGATGACGTCAGGGATAAAGTTCTTCTTGATCTTCAGCTCATTGATAAGATGGCGGAAGTTAGCCGAACCAGCTGTAGAGGTTGGATACTCCTTAACGATAAGACGCCCGACAGTCTTCTCTTTGAGACGTGCCATCTTCTTATCATACGAATCCTTAGGAAGCATTCCTAGTTCATCGAGAGGAACGTTCAGCAGATTAGCATCGATACGCTCAGCGATCTTCTCTTCTGCCATTTCCATCGTAATGTACAAAACGTTCTTACCGGCAGCCATATACGATGCAGCAAAGTGACACATCGCCAGCGTCTTACCGACGCCAGTACCAGCCAGAAGGATGTTCAGAGTCTTACGAGGGAGACCACCACGAGTGATCTTGTTCAAGAAGTCAATATCGAATGGAAGACGTTCTTCCTTACGATGATAGAACTCGAAACGAGATTCAGCATCTTCGATGAAGTCGTGGCCGATAGAAGTATCAAACGATACAGCTAATGCATCTGATAGAAGCTGGGGAATAGATCCCTTAGCCATTTTACCAGTCTTATCGTCCATGATCTGGATCGATTGCATGATGGCATTGTAGATGGCTTTATCTTGACAGAACTTCTCGGTCTGGTCAACCAGCCAGTCAACACTAGACAGTTGATCAGATTGATCAGGGATCTCTTCGATGATCTCTTTACATTCTTTGAACTGATCTTCCGAGATATTATCACGGTTGTTCAGATCAACAAGCATCGCTTCCTTGGTAGGAGTAGCATTATACTTGGCAATGTAAGAATCGATTAGCTCGAAAACAACCTTATCGTTGCGGTTATGAAAATATTCCGGCTTGAGAAATGGAATTGTTTTACGAGCGTACATCTCATTATTGAGAAGGTTATTAAAAATGGCACGCTCAATTTGCATGTGTTCTAAAATCCGCTAGAAGAAAAACCATAAGAGCTGGCCAGGCGTTTCCGAAGAACCAGAAAGCGCCCAGCATCATAGCTATAATAGTGATGTTGTAAAATAACACCACAGGTACTGTAAGATTACTCTTCTCCATCGTCAATCGATTCCAGTACTTCACTGACGTCATCTTCTTCCTTCATGATCTTACCATGAGCAACTGCATACTTCTTTTCTACAGCCTTTTGGAAGGTCTTGTCAAGAAGAATCTTAAGCCAGAAGTCCTTATTCTCGGTATCAGTATAGCGGAACTTCTTATCTTCTATTTCGCCAGTGTCACCATCCACTCGCGAATACCATCCATTGGATGGCTTGATGACGTGGCCTGTATCCATAGCAATATCAAGAAGACCAGACCATTTAGAAATACCGCCTTCGTAAGTAACTTCAATCGGGATCTTAGACTTTTCTTTGACATAACGAGACTTTTCAACATTGATGATAAAGTTATAACCAACAGTATCCTTACCATCCTTTTCCTGCTGACGTCCGATGATGAAGATGTTATCAGCCGAGTAGTAAGAACCTGTACCACCGCCAACGATGTCCTTCGGGAAGAGCGAGATTTCCTTATAGGTATGGTTGATCGCGATCAGAGGAATATCCTTGATCGTCAGGTGAGGTGTAATCATACGGAACAGCGACTTAAGCTGCTTAGCACGCGACATATCAGCCACCGACTTACCATCGAGAGCGTCATCGACTTCCTTCTTGGAAGCGAGGTTACCGATCGAGTCGATGATAATGATGATATGATCACCGCGTTCAATCTGGCTGAGCTGCTGCATCGAGTCAAGCTTGAGCTGTTCAACGTCTGTGATAGGAGTATGAAGCACGCGAGTCATATCGATACCGAACGACTCAAAGTACGACTGAGGAGTACCGAATTCAGAATCGTAAAAGAGCAGCACAGCATCACTATACTTGTCGAGGTATGCCTTAGCGAGCATCAGCGAGAAGGCTGTCTTAAAGTGCTTGGAAGGACCAGCGAACATAGTAAAGCCAGGAGTCAGACCGCCATCAAGACGACCCGAGAGGGCGATGTTCAGAGCTGGTACAGAGGTGGGAATCATATCCTTCTTAGTGAAGAACTTCGATTCAGAGAGTACAGCAGAATCCTTAATAGTAGAATTCTTCTTTAGTTTATCGAGTAGTGACATAGAATCTCCTTTGTATGGCCCGCAAGCCAATACTTACTTGTAGTGTGTTTTCGTATAAAATCAACTGTTTAGTATCTGCTCAAGACGCTTTTTGAACTGAGCAATCTTTTCAGCTCGATTCGGCCATTTGATAATTTCATTCTTATCAGCATCTTTAGCGAGATTATTTAGCAGCGGAATGATGGCTCTGTACATTGCTTGTGCTTTGTCTTGCGCCGTAGTAACTTCTTCTGCTGGTGCAAACTCGTCATCAGAGTGAGTTGTAAAACCGAAGTCGAAATCTTCGTCTAGTTCAAAATCTGCCATAGTAGTTCCTAGTTAAAAAAGTCCATAAGAGTAGCTTTATGCTCAACTTCCCAGCCAATAGCGCCAGTAATAGTCTTAATCGGCTCGAGGAATGCCTTGTCGAACTGCATGTTACGGTCAATATAACGGTCCATGCCAAACTCCTTAGGTAGTTCAGACGGACAAGCAATCACAGAGCAATGCAACGGGTTAGGCGTAATGCAGTATGCATACTTGATCTTCTGACCCGAGTTAATCGCCTCGTACTTCTTATCGAGCTTATACTGCTGCAGGTAGTGGTTGTAGATCAGAGCACCCTTCACGTTGATCGGAGTCCCCTTCTGGAAGATAGAGCTACGATCAACATACTTATCCAGATCCTTAACGGAACGAGGTGAAGCAACTTGCTCGAAGGACAGGGTTGAGAATTCATCTCGGAAGTCTTGAATATACTTCTGGAGGTCCTTCTCGGTGCTATTCATGATCACTTCAAGAGCGTTCTTAATCGCATCACGGCAGACCTGAGGTGTCGAAGTACGAATAGCTTCGATGCCCATCATCTTGAGCTTAGGCTTAGCGTAAGCCACGCCCTCCTGGTTATACACGTTTAGGATGTAGCGCTTCTTAGCAGTCCAGATGCCCTTGTCAGCGATACACTCACGCTTCATGACCATCTTCTGGTCATAACCGTTAACGTAAGAGCGAAGCTCCTCGTAGCACTTAGCGATGTAAGGTTCAAGCACCTTCGTACAGACCTTATCGAGGTAATCGACTTCCTGCTCCTTGGTCATCTCCTTACCAGCCAGTTCCATGAACTTATCAGCCTTGATATAGACCGAGTCAGTATCGCAAGCAATCACATAGTCGACGTCTTCGGTCTTGAAGGTCTTATTCAGAAAGACGTTAAGCTTACCTTCAATCCAACGAGTAGTCAACTGACCCGAAGCCGTAATCGCCTCAGCAAACTCGTTACGATACCAACGGAAGAACTTGTTACCAAGTGCGCCATAAGCTGAGTTCAACTGAATCTTCTTAGCCATCTGGAGGTTATTGAACTTGGCAGCATCTTTAGAGAGCTGTACCTTCTCCTCGTCAGTAGCAGTCTCATAGGCCTTCTTAGCCTCAATCATCTTACCCTTATAGATGACTCGCTCATCGTAGTACTTCTGCATCAGCGTAGGGAGGAAGCCCATCTTATCGCGACGGAAAGTAGTCAGATTAGCTGCCACCGCTACGTCACGCTCTTGAATATCTTCCTTATGAGCGTCAAGGTAGCCATCCAGAATACGGCCAACGCGACGTTCAGCTTCTTCCTTCTCATGGCAAGGTTCATTGCCAGGTAGCCAGCCTGCAAACGTCTCAGGAGAGATATTATACTGCATAATGATGTGAGGGTATAGAGAGTTCAAGTCGAGTGACACAACCCACTTATGCATACCCACCTGAGGGTCCTTGACGTACCCACCCAGGATGCCTCGATCATGCTCAGGTACAGAGATCTGATGCACAACGATGTTACGCTCAAGCAGATAGTTATGGATGATAACGTCCCAGGCGCGCACAGTCGTAAACGTATCCTGGTAGTTAACCTTAGCATCGTAAGCCATAGCGTAGACCAGCTCAATCAGCTTCAGCTTATCGTCCAGACGGTCGACCAGCTCAACGTCTCGAATATTGTAGTCAACATACATCTGCCAGTTACCGGTCTGCAGACCAGCCAGCGAGCCGTACTCAGCATAGTCTAGCTTACGCTCACCCAGCTCAACGAAAGCGATATGATCGAGGGAGTAGGACTCTTGAATCGAGTAACCAAACTTCTTATAGAGCTGCATATAGTCAAGCACGGTGATGCCGACCGGTTCCCATACCTGATTGAACTCACCCTCACGGCCACCCAGACGAGGAACCTGACGTTCGTTCAGGAAGTTCCAAGGCGAGAGCTTACGAGCGGCGCCCATGCCCAGCACCCGAATGATACGGTTAACGATGTAGGGAATATCGAAGAACTCAACGTTCCAGCCGGTCACGATGTCAGGCGAGTACTCAACAGAGTTCCAAGTATCAATGAACGAACGAAGCAGAGCCGGTTCGTCCACACACTTGTAGTATGTCACGTCAGGGTTAGTATTATGATACTCACCGCAGCCAAAGACAACCTTCTTACCCCTACGTGACATCGTAATGAGAGTGATCTCATTATCAGCAGCTTGGATGTCAGGGAAGCCCTTATCGTTAGAGATGTCAACTTCGATATCGATCGAACACACAGATACGAGCGAAGGATCGTATTCGATCTCGCCGCGGTAATAATCATAAATAAAAGTATAGACAAAGTTATTCAAACCGTAAACAGTACGGTTTGCTACCTCTTTGTTTTCTTGAATGAAGCTACGCGCCTCTCGGATAGAGTCGAAGTCAACACGACCCACACCTTTCCCGTCAAGCGTTCTATATTTTGTTTCTTTTGGTGTTGGAACAAAGAGATACGGCTTGTAAGGAATTTGCTCTTGAATACGCTTCCCATCTTCGTAACCACGAAGTAGGATATCGTTCTTGGAGAGGGCAACGTAAGTGTAAAATTTAGACATCATGACTCCGTAGTAATAAACCTAGTTATATACTAACAGGCTTCAAAAATCAACTAGAAAATAAAAAGGAAGCGAGATGAAGTTATTAAGTTTTTTTAGTGTCAATAAGGAAATTGACACGTTGCATGAATTAGAAATCGAGAAGGGGCGTACTCAGCTAATGGTCATGAAGATGGCTGCTGTTACGCTTGCATCGATTATGTTTACTGTTGTGTTCGTAATGCTTGTAGGTCTTTTCCTACCTAATAGCGTTGTCGATAACAACGAAATCTTTAAGATTATCGGTCCAGCGTTCTCCATGATCGTTGGCGCGTTTGTTGGTGCATTCGCTACCATGATGGGAATGAAGACAGCTGATTTCGATCCTAACGTTAAGGTTCAGGAACTAGGCAAAACCGATTACAAGCATATCGCAGAAGCCGACTCAATTCACATCGATAACGAAATTAAGTACATGGAAGCTATTCAGAAGTATAAGGATAGCGACGATGACTTCGGTCCATTCTGAGGAGATAAATTATGACTCAACTAACACCACATTTTACACTAGCTGAGCTTACAGTCTCTCCTACAGCAAAAAGACTAGGCCTACCTAACACACCAACCGCTGCTCATATTGAAAATATGAAGTATGTTTGTGAGAAGATTCTAGAGCCTGTTCGCGCTCACTTCGGTAAGCCTGTTCAGGTTAACTCTTCTTATCGCTCTCCAGCTGTTAATAAGGCTGTAGGTGGTTCACCAACTTCCCAGCACTCTAATGGTGAAGCTGTTGACTTCGAAGTCCCAGGCATCTCTAACAAAGTAGTAGCTGACTGGGTAGCTGATAACCTAGAGTTCGATCAGGTCATCCTTGAGTTCTATTCTGCTAAGGATGGAGCTAACTCTGGTTGGGTTCACGCTTCTATCAAGCGTAGCGGTGCTAACCGCCGTCAGCGTCTGATAGCAACGAAGTCCAAGAGCGGGGGTACTGTGTACACACCTGTGGCTGATTTTGATCCAGCCACGACGAAGGCGGCAGGAGCTCCTGTAACGTCTGCTCCAGCAGGTCGTCCAGCGCCTGCTCAGCCTCAGTCTTCCGGTCAAAAGGTAACTCAAACTGGTCTGGGTCCATTGGCAGCTCTCCAAGCTAAGTGCGGTGTTACCGCAGATGGTAAATGGGGACCTGGTACTTATAAGGCAGCTCGTAATTACTTCAAGCTGACAAACAATCAGGCAGCACACTTCTTCGGACAGTGCGCCCATGAGTCGGGTAACTTCAAGGTCTTCTCTGAGAACCTGAATTACTCAGCTGATGGTCTGAATAAGATCTTCCCTAAGTACTTCGTAAAGGCTGGCCGTAATGCTGCTCTCTACGCTCGTAAGCCAGAGAAAATTGCAAACGTTGTTTACTCCAATCGTATGGGTAACGGTAACGAAGCTTCGGGCGATGGCTGGAAGTACCGTGGTCGTGGTCCAATTCAGCTAACCGGTAGATCAAACTACCAAGCATTTGCTGATCATATTGGTAGACCAGACGTCATGACCAATCCTGATATCGTTGCAGGTGAGCTAGCATTCGAATCAGCTCTGTTCTTCTTCCAGAAGAATGGTCTGTTCGCAATTGCTGACAAGGGTGTTACCGATGCAGTTATCACGCAGATAACAAAGCGTGTTAATGGCGGTACACATGGTCTAGATGATAGACTTAAGAAGACTAAGCAATTTGCAGCTTGGGGATAATAAAAAAGAGGGAGGCCAAACCTCCCTCTTTTTTTATATTGTAACCAGTGAGTAAAGACACATTAGTGTCAATGCCACAACCGACCACGCCGCTGCCCGAGAAACAGGCACCGTCAAGTCTTCCTTGAACATCTTACTTTTCCTTACGTTCTGCGAGATACTCTGCAGTCGAAGGTGCAGATGTTTCTTCCTCGTCATTAATATCGATCTTCTTTGGCTTCTTATGTTCAGGAATAATAGCTTCCAGAACAATCTTAAGAATACCATTCAGAAGAGATGCACCACGAATCTCTACGTTATCCGAGAGAGTGAAAGTGCGTGTGAATGGGCGCATTGCGAGCCCTTGATGAAGTACCTGAGGCCAGGTCCATTCGCCAGCTGAGTCCTGCTCAGCAGGTTCACCGGAGTGAGTATTGCCCTTGATAATGAGCTTATCGTCTACGATTTCAATCTCAAGGTCTTGCTTAGCAAAACCAGCAACAGCGAGTTCAATCGTATACTTGTTTTCGTCAATCTTCTTGAGATTGTATGGGGGATATTTTGCGGCTAAAGCCTGTGCTTGATCAGCAACAGAAGCCATCTTTTCCGCGACCTTATCGAATCCAACAAAGAAACGATCAAAGTCCTTAAATGAGTGGTTATGATTCCACATAGATAATTCTCCTTTTCAGCGAGTTTAAATTTGTCACCCAGTAGGCGTGACAGAGTATATATAATGCCTTAATCTTGATTTGCAAGGCGTTCCATCAAAAAAAGTTCTACACCAGCTTCAATAAACATAGCTATTGTAATATCCCAGTTAAAGCCTTCCCCGTCACGATTAGGCACATAGGAAACAACACGATGAATACCGCTTTGAATAATAGACTTTGCACATTCATTACATGGGATGAGAGGCACGTAAAGCGTACAGCCATCCACCTGCAATGGTGCGTTGTCTAGGGCATTGCGCTCAGCGTGAGCCACGAATAGGTGCTTTGTTGGTCGATCATCATATCGAGACTCAAGATCAGCCACACCCCTAGGGAAGCCATTATAGCCAACAGAAACCACTCTCTTTTTTTCATCTACAATCACAGCCCCTACTTTAGTGCGTGGATCTTTTGACCATTGAGCAATATGATCAGCAAGATCTAGAAAACGCTTATCCCAATCAGCCATTCATAGATCCAATCTGTTCATAGATATGTTGACTAGCTTCTTTAGCAACCTTCAGGCGCTTAGCATGAAACGGCTGGTGGTCGAGAATCTGAACGCGATATCTTTTATCAACCTCGTTGATCTGTATAACATGCTTCGAGAGATTATGATCCCAGAGCTGATGATATACCTCACATGTAACTTCGTCTCTAATTTTTATCCATTCCAGCATCATTTTGCCTCACTGCATATTCCATTCTTATCGTTATATACAATCTCTCGAATAAAAACAAGACGGTTAATGCCGTGGCCCACGCTGCGGTGGACATAGGAATGGGAATGTCGTTAGACATATAATTGAACCACGCATGGCCATGGAAAGCCATTACGGTACAAATGAATAGACGATAAGCATTAAGTATCATTAGAGGATCGCTTTAAAGCATACAGCTTAATCTTATAGAACTTCTCGATCGAATCGAGCTCCCATTTGATTTCATCTGAATACGCGCCAAAATTACGCAGGCCTTGGACTAGCTTGATAGAGTTTTCTATAGCGTCTTTTTGAATTTCGTAATCAGTCACCATTCAGGTCCAAATGTTTTATCAGTTCTCTCATAGATTTGAAACCAATCCACTCCATAAGCAGGGCATACATGAATCTGCTTAGGGAGGTTATTTTGATCCTTCTCTCCACCTTCACCGCAAATGAAGTAAATGCCACCGAGCTTCTCAGCTAGATCGATATGCTTAACCATCTCATGCAGCTTACGGAGCTTACGCAGCTCACCTTCGTATGCTTCTACTTCAAGGTTCATTCTACAACAACCTTCTTATAACGATTAACCGTACCATCTGGCTCTTCAACCATCAGTTCATCCTGATAGTTAGCCATCACACGATACTCACCATCTGCAATAATGCGACCCGCTTCACGCAGCGTACGCATTACAGCATTGGCGATACCAATATTGGTGCGGTTGGTGCTCTTTGCATCGAGAACAGCCTGACCACATGCTGTGTAAAGCTCGTCAGGCAGTTCCCACGACATATCGATACCAGCGGATAAATCACCTATACGACGCAAATAGGCCTGGCCACCATCAACGGAGATAGCACCGCACTTACACGTCACAAAGTCATGACGGTGCTTCGAGACGATAAAGTCATCGCACTTATTGCAGATTACAGCATTCTGAACGATCATAACAAATCCTTTCCTATAATTCTATATAGGATATATTCAATAAAAGATCAAGCGGCAATGGAAACAATCTGCGCATGAACGTTGGTACGTTGCTGGAAGTCAATTAACTCACCCTGCTCACGAACACGCTTACGAATAAGCTCTGCACGGTTAGTAGCTTGCTTCTTTAACATCATATCAAGCAGATCATCTACCGATTGCTCTGGTACGATGATCTCTTGAGTGCGTGCCAGGTTAGGAGCAAAGACCAGATTCTCAGACATACGCTGCCTAGTTTCCATAAACTGAGGCTCGGCGTCGATCGGTCGAAACTTTTCGAACGGTGCAATTGACGCAGTATGAGAGATAAAATCAGTTGCGAGATGACACGGTGCTTCGATCATATGATTCTGCATCATCATATCATAATCACGACGAATCTTATGAGTAATACCTCGCATACGATATTCCTGATGCTGAAAAGCAATCTGAATAGCATCGTAATAAGGATCTTGAATAGCTGACAGCTGCCAGCCATTCTGCTGCAGTCGATACGTATCTGTCTCCCATCCAGCGAAATGTAATCGCATTGGACGGGAGGCTAGATACCTATCACCGTAGCGATCGAAATCGCCCCAGCCCGCCATTACGCTTCCAGTGCGATATCGGTCAGCAGTTCCTTGTATTCCATCTTCAGGGTCTGGACGACCTTTTCAGCCTTAGCGATCTGCGCCAGCTTAGCCTTGAGAAGACCCTTAGCAGCTTCTGCACGCTCAGCAGCGAGTTCAGCCTGGACTTCAGATTCGAGTGCATTAACATCAAACATTGCCATAATCAATTTCCTTTTCAATTTTAGTTTGAGTCTTAATATTAACCAGGGCCAGACCCATTACCCCAAGCGCGGACAGGATTGGTATATCCAGTCTCTTCCCAACGCTTATCGATACGAGCTTGAACTTCATCGAAATGCAGAGGCTCATAGTTAGTGTGCTCGACAGAAACACACAGATAACGGGGATCAGGCATCTCTGTATCCTCGGCATATCCATGCTTCCACCAGCCCATGATCTCATTCGCATGCAGGTGACCATGAACGTTCACCTTGAAACGTTCTGTCACACAGTCAGGGTGCAGTGGGATATGGCTCAGGATGAACTTATCCACAAACACACGAACACCATGGATCTGCTCGAAGCCAACCTCACGGTAGTCATCATCGTTGAAGATATCGTGGTTGCCACGAATCAGGATCTTACGACCGTTCAGACGCTTAACCAGATTGAGATACTTCTTGTTGATAACAACGTCACCAAGATGGTACACAGTATCCTGTGGCTTGACCTTGGCGTTCCAGCGCTCGATCATAGTCTCATCCATCTCCTCCGTAGAGGTGAACGGACGCAGCGGACTACCGTCAGCCTGCTTAAACTTTTCCCACGAGTTCGTATGCCCGAAATGAGTATCGGAGATAACGAAACGATTTACAAACTTAGTCATTTTCTTCACGCTTTCCATTAGCGAATTCAACCAGAGCAACAGCCAGATCCAGCGCTTGCTCTTTCGTCAGAGACAGGTAGGGGGTGCGAGTGCCACCAGGAGGAGTTACCTGCAGACATGCTCCGCGCTCTGTACCACCGAAGTAACGAGTCAGCATAACCTGACCGTTGATAGATTCAGTGCCTTTCAGTTCAGTCGACATATGCTTCTACCTTCTTCTCACGCTTATACACAGCGCCCTTACCCTTCTTGGCAGGGACGATCTTAGGGACGTTAACCCGACAGCAGCGAGCGATCGGGTTACGAGTCTTAAGGGTCTTTCTCTGTTTCATATCTTCTTATAAGCTCTTATGAGAATAAGTGCAACTGTTAATTGCGATGAAACCACTTATGGTACAGACCGACTTCACGACCATAAGCCTCGATCTCCCAGGGAGCATCCCAGTAGCCGTCTTCCTTGGACTTCGGCGACCACAGCTCACCCTGCCAGCGAGTAACGATCCGAAGACCCTTACCACCGCGAGCCAGAGCCAGCTCCTTGCCGAGCTCGTTCTTAGCGTACTGCTTGACATGAACCATCTCATGACCGAGGACCTTGATCATGTCTTCGATCGGAGCGCGCTTCAAACGGATGGTGAAGTAGCGAGGATCCTTGTGATCGTCTTCCGAAATGCATTCACCGTCAACATCGAGCGTCTTGACGACCTCGATATCGAGATTAATGCCACGAGCAGTACGAGCATGG